CTACATGTAATTTTCAGTTAAATGCTAAAACAAAACAATTAACTAATTTAACTGAAATTAGAAACTCTCAAGAGTTAAGGGCCACGCAATTAATTACGCTCAACCGCTCTTCAAAGTCAGCTGACAAAAGTGCAACACAAACAGAAAAGCAAATCAGTCAACTCAGTCAATCTATAGACGAGTTAAACAGTAAGATTGTATTATATGGAGACTCAGCATCTAAAGCAAAGGTTGCAATTACTCAGGTAAGCTTAAGGAATGAGATTTCTTCAGAACTAGGCACGCTGGTATATCTCTCTAACGTATCAGGCTGGTCAATGGATAAAATAGTTAACATTTTAATTATTTTATTTATAATTGTATTTGACCCGCTAGCTATTTGTATGGTTTTAGTATTTAATTTCTTAAACCATAAAAATAAAGCTAATGTAGCGCCCGTTCTTATAGAACCGGAGTCGAGTATTGTCGAAGAAGAAATATTCGAAGAATTACCTACGGCAGCACCCCTAGGTCAGTCTGAAACGGAGTCAATTAATATTGACACCCAACAGCAAGCGCCCGATAATACGGTAGTCAAATCGGAGTTAGATAAAAGGCAAGTAGAAAAGCAAAAAAGACGTCAAGGAATATATTCCGGCGGCGTATCAATTTAAATCAAAAAATATAAAAAGGTTATGAAACTAAAAAAAGCGAAAAGCGTTGGTAAAGTCGAATCAGAGTTTGCGACTAAATTTGATGACAATAAACGTCGATTAATGGTTTGTATGAATTCAAGTAAGGAAAGTAAATATTATCGAGATCGAGACTGTCACAGGTACACTCACGTAGGAGAAGAAATAGCCGCTGTATTATGTTTTCAATGTACCATTGCACTATCTGATCCTCCTGTAATAAAAGTTGCGCCAGTTAAATCTGATAAACCAAAAGGATGGAAATTTATGGCACTGTATGTGCATACAGACGGTACGGTTTATTATAAAGGTGTAGAGCAGACTGAATTGAAAGGTACAATGCCAGTTACTATAATTCAGCCTAAGCCAGAAAAGAAAAAGTTAACAAAGCAAGAAAAGGAATCTGAAGTTTTAAATTTAGGAAAAGAAATTTCGTCGTTAAAAATTAGATTGTTTCACGAAACTAAAAAAGGTAAAAAGACAGAAATGCTCCGCGCCTTAACCAAGGCTAATCGTCAGTTAAAGAAATTAGTGTAATATTTGGCACTTACATTAATTTTATATATATTATTTAAAAATAAATTGTTATATGAAATTAGATAAAAATCTATTAACCAAAAGTCTTTATGGAGACGAAAAAATTAAATCTAAGTCTCACAAAAAAGAATTAGACAATAAAGACCTAGATTCAATTTACAATGAAATTGACTATGGATTTAGTATTGACGATTCAATTATCTATTTACATGGAGATATAATGCTAGGAAATTTATTTGACTTTATATCTAAAGTTAGATTGATATTAGCTAATAGGCCGGAAGAAAACTCAAAAGATCCTATCAATGTGCTTTTAAATACCAATGGCGGAGATGTATATGAGGCTTTAGGCATTATTGATTATATAGAATCTTTAGAAGTGCCAGTTAATGTTATCGCGCGTGGTAGGGTTATGTCAGCAGGTGCTATGATTTTATGTACTGCGACAGGTTTACGCGCCGCGTCTAAATTAACGACTATTATGGTTCACGAAGCGTCTGCGGAGATTTTCGGTAAAACTGCCGACATCAAAGCAAATGCCGATCATATCGATGAACTAGAAGAAGATTTTTATCGTATGATGGCAGCTAAAACAAAGCACAATGCAGAATTTTGGAAAAAGGCATGTAGAAAAGACTATTATATGTCCGCTGCAAAAGCTTTGGAATTAGGATTGATCGATCAAATTATTTAAAATAAACAAGTTATGGGTAAACAAGACACAGAATTACAGTGGAACCAATTGTTGGAATATATCAACAAGTATATTTCTAGTCCACGAAAAGAAGTTTTAGTTTCAATGTACGAAACTCTTTCAGAAAAAGTATTAACTGCCCCAGCTGCGTCACATTCTGACAGGCATAATTGCTTTCCAGGAGGATATATCGATCACGTTAATCGAGTTGTAAATTGTTCAGTTGAATTGTATACGCTTTGGTCAAAGTTAGGAGCAGATGTAAAGAAATATTCCCTTGAAGAAGTAGTATTTTCGGCTATTAATCACGATTTAGGAAAAATAGGATCTGTTACAGAAGATTATTATATTCCTAACGATTCAAAATGGCACGTTGAACGAGGACAAATTTATAAAATTAATCCTAAGCTTAATTTTATGAAAGTTCCTGATAGAAGTTTATATACCTTGCAAGAGTTTCAAATTCCTGTCAGCGAAAATGAATTTTTAGCAATTAAATTGCATGACGGGTTGTATGGAAAAGGAAATGAATCTTATTTAATGGCAGGCCAAGCTGACTTTGCATTAAAAATGGATTTGCCTATTTTAATTCATCACGCCGATCATTTAGCTACGTTGATAGAATCTGTTAATCAACACGAAGTGGAAGCTCCTGCGACAAAACTGAAATCAAAATTAACAGGCATAAATAATCCAACAGCAGATGGATCATTAAAAGATGCTTTTGATAAAATATTTGGATAACATGATACTACTAACAATTCTATTATCAATTACTTCTATAGCTTTATGTTATGGATGTTATAATTTAATAAAGCAAAATGAAGCTTTAGAAGACGCCGTTTCAGATACAGAAGAATATTATCAAACGTATTTACAATCCATACGTGAAAAAGTACTTCAAACTGAAATTCAATTAAAAGATTTGGACATACGAGGTGCATTTCAAGCAGACGATGAAGTAGGATCTGCATTTAGTAATATGCGAGAAGTGCATACAGAATTAACAAATTTTATAGAACTAGCATATGACAGAAACAAATAGTCAAGAAATTTTAGTTACGGAGCCCGTAGTTAAAACCCGCGGAAGAAAAGCTAAAAACAAACAATATTTTACTAAAGAAACGGAAGACGCTATACTAGAGTATAATTTATTAGAAGATGACATTCCTAGAAATCGTTTATATGATGCAAAAATCAAGTATCCGTTTGACAAACTAGTTGAAAATATCATTCATACTTTTAAATTTTATCATTTTGATATTCCGTATGAAGATGTTAAGCATGAAGTAGTGGCATTTTTAAATGAAAAAATACATAAATATACAGACCCTTCTAAAGGAAAAGCATTTTCATACTTTTCAATTATAGCGAAAAACTATTTAATTATACATAACAATAACAATTACAATAAATTTAAAAATACTGAACAACCTGAAGCAATTGACGATAATCGATCTATAATTAATGAAGTTACTCGTGCTGAAATTATAGAAGAGAAAACAGAATTTATGGATTTATTTGTCAATTATATTGACGCGAATCTATCAACTATATTTAAAAAGCAGACTGACATTTGCGTGGCTGATTCTGTATTAGAGTTATTTCGTAACAGAGAAAATATTGAAAATTTCAATAAAAAAGCTTTGTATATTTTAATACGTGACAGGACCGGAGTTAAAACGCAGTATATTACTCGAGTAGTTAATATACTAAAACAATCCTATACGGAAATGTATCAAAATTATAAGTATACAGGTCGTGCCACTTTAAATTTAGAAAAGTTAAATACATCAGAATTCCTAGAATAAGATATTTATTTTAAAGAAATTATGGATTTTGATATTGAAATTTTCAAAGGCAAATCATTTTCCGACTTAATGAAAGATATTTATTCAAACAGTTCTAAAAAGGATCGTCAAATAAATATGTTAATTGGAGAGCTTAAGCCTTTAATTAAAAATGTCGGAGATGCTACGGTTATAGTGCCGTTAATTAAAGAGTATTTAGAAGTCGGAGTAAAAAACGACGAGCATTTGGTAAAGCTAGCTGCTGTTGTTCAGCGGCTGGTGTCTACTAGTAATAGAGTTCAAGCCGATACAGGCAACGCTTGGATGTTATCTGAAGAAGAAAAGAAACAGCTCATGGGTGAGTTAGAGGATATTACAGGAGCCGATAAAGTCGTTAACGCTAAAGTGGTTGAGCTAACTTCTAAACAAACTCAAATAGAATCAGATATTAATGATTTGCAGGATGGATTAGTATAATATGACTTTATCAAAATTATATCAGTTATATAGCGGTGTAGTATCTGAAGTTTTATACTCTGATTCCAATCCAGATCTATTATACGGAGTTAAAGTTAATTTGCTAGACGAAGCTGGATTTACCGGTACTGACAGCTCATTAACAGCCGTACCCCTTAATCCTAATATGTTTCGAACTCCCATTGAAGGAGAAGTAGTTTTAGTAATTTCAGCGCCTAGCTCAGACTCATTTGGTCTAGGTTCTGTACCTAGAATTTATTACGTTGATATAGTAGGGCTTCAGACAAATCCACATCATAATAGCATTCCTACGGTATCTGAAATTAAATTGCAAGCCGGCCAGACAAATGGCAATGCAAATGATTATAATCAAGCTTCTGCAGGAATAACTACGCAAGATACAATCCCAACCGTTGATACAAATTTTATTGAACTTGATACTGTGCGACCACTGCAGCATTATGTTGGTGATGTAATGATATCCGGTCGATATGGGCAATCTATTAGATTTAGCACTACGCCTAAATCAGGAAAATTTAGTGTTAACCCTAAATGGTCAAAAGGCGATAAAGGCGCGCCAATTACAATAATACGAAATACTAAGCAAGATAAAAAAGCAACTAAAATTAATGAATTTGTAACTGAAGATTTTACTAAAGAAGACAATGTCATTGTAATGGCTTCTGGCCAAAACATTGACTTTGAGCAATATTCCGGAGTTACAACTTCAATGGATGCTGAGCGACTTACTTCTTGGAAAACAGAAAATTGGGGTCAAACACCACAATGCTTAATATCTTCAGGCAGAATAGTATTTAATAGCACACAAAAAGAAATAGTAGCGTTCGCTAAAAAAGGAATTGCGCTATCATCAGCTACTTCATTAACGATTGATGCCAAGTCAAAAGTTTCAATTAATGGCCAAAGAATTGATTTAGGTACAAATGCTACGGAACCTTTAATTTTAGGGAATCAATGGAATGCGTGGATGACCAATTTAATTAATGCTGTCGGTGCAATTACTCCTATATCTCCGGTTGGGCCTTGCGGTCCTTTAATCGGAACTCCTCAATGGGCTGCAATAGCCGGCTTGTTAGCACAGATTCCTACACTGTTAAGTGGTGTTGCCTATACTAAGAAAGTACCCCAGGTAACCGTTGGTAAAAGTAAATAGTAAATAATTATATAAAAAAGATATGAGCTCAAAGGATTTTATACAAACACTGCGAAAGGTTATTCGAGAAGAGGTGCAAGCGGCGGTCCGTACAGAAATGTCAAAGTTTAACGTAATTGCGGAGACAAAGGTTCCAGGTATTAAGTATCCTGTATACAATAAATCGACTGTTACGCAGAAAGTACAGCCTAAAAAACAATTCGTTAAAGACCCAATGCTTAATAGTTTATTAAACGAAACGAATGGATTTAAATCAAATGGCCCGATTGCATATATGGAAGAGCAAGTTAGTTATAATGATTTTTCTGAATGGCCGACAATGAAAAATAATATCAATCCTATGATGGGAGGTATAGCTACTCAAAAGTCTATAATACCGACTACGGATACTGAAGGCCGGCCAGTTAATGTTAATCAATTAGCTCAAACCGAAGCCGGTGCTGCAGTAGTCAGCGCGCTAACAAAAGATTATTCAGCTTTGATGAAAGCAATTGATCGCAAAAAAGGTAAATAATGTCAATAGAAAGAAGATATAATCCAATTGATTTACTTCCAGATGTAGCTGTAGGTATTAAAATACCTTTAATTGGTACCAAGGGAAACTTATTTGATTTATCTTATTCTACAGAAGATCAAGCTATTTCCAATTTAAAAAATTTAATTTTAACTAGACGCGGTGAGCGAGTATATCAACCACTATTTGGTACGACTATTCAAGACTCACTTTTCGAACAAAATACAGATTCATTAATAGCTTCTATACGAGCATCAATAGTAGACGCCGTATCATTTTGGCTTCCTTATATTAATTTAACTGAATTAATTATTACTCCGGTAATTGCAACAGGGGTATCTCGTGATGAACATGGTATTACTATATCAATGAAAGTTGCAGTTAACGATACAACGGCTAATGTGCCAATAACATTTTTAGTAACACCATCTTCAATAGAAGTAATTTAATATGGAACAAAGTAGAAAGGATGTAAGATATCTAAATAAAGATTTCAGTCAATTTCGAGCAAACTTAATAGAGTTTACAAAAAATTACTTTCCAAATACATATAACGACTTTAATGAGTCGTCGCCTGGAATGATGATCATGGAAATGGCAGCGTATGTAGGCGATGTGCTGTCTTACTATACTGATAATCAATTAAAAGAATCTTTAATTAGTTATGCAGGAAATAGACCTAATGTATTAGCGTTAGCTGCGAATGTAGGATATAAAACTAAAAATACAATTCCAGCAACAGTCGATTTAAATGTATTTCAGTTACTACCCGCAAAGACATCAACTGCTGGAAAGGAGCCTGACTGGTCATATGCACTAACACTTAAAGAAAATATGATAGTGCGTACTGAAGCAACAAATATAGAATTTCGCACTGTTAATTTAGTTAATTTTGCAGTTTCTAGTTCTGTAGATCCTACGGAAGTAAGTGTGTATCAAGTTAATGCCAATGACAATACGCCAGAATATTATTTGTTAAAAAAATCCGTAAAAGCTATAGCAGGCACTATTAAGACCGATACATATGATTTTACATCTGCTAAACGGTTCGATAAAATTTTAATTCAGGATGCGGATATTATTGAAGTAGTATCTATTACAGACGCAGACAATAACTCTTGGACCGAAGTTCCGTATTTAGCTCAAGATATGGTATTCGAAGCTATTTCAAATACAGTACAAAATGACCCCGACCTATCACAATATATAGATGTTCCGTATTTATTAAAATTGAAAAAAACTGCTAGGCGTTTTATTACTCGATTTAGATCAGATAAAAATTTAGAAATTCAATTTGGTTCAGGAGTATCTGATAATCAGGATGAAGAAATTATTCCTAATCCTGATAATGTAGGCTCATCACTGACAGGATTTCAAACTCAATTTGACCATCCTATCGATCCATCAAATTTCATGTATACCAAGACTTATGGCTTGGCACCGTCTAATACAACTTTAACAGTTCGATATTCTATAGGAGGAGGGGTTGTGTCTAATATACCAGCATTTTCACTAACTAACATTGTAGATGTTGTATATCAAATAGACTCTCAAGCATTGGATATTTCATTGTTAAATCGAATAAAAGCTTCGGTAGCTACGACAAATCCATTGCCGGCAGTAGGCGGTAAAAGTGAAGAAACTATTGAGGAAGTTAGACAAAATGCACTATCTACATTTGCCGCTCAGCAGCGTGCCGTAACAGCTCAAGATTATATAATTAGATCATATTCTCTTCCTTCTAGGTTCGGGTCTGTTGCAAAAGCATACGTAATACAAGATCAACAAATTAATCCGGATAATGGACAAGAAATGATTCCTAATCCATTGGCAATTAATTTATATACTTTGGGATATGACGCTAACGGAAATTTAGTTCCACTAAATGCGGCTGTTAAAGAAAACTTAAAAACGTATATAAATGTGTATAGGATATTGACTGATGCAGTTAATATTAAAGATGCTAATGTAATTAATATTGGAGTTAAGTTTGAAGTAATTACACTGCCTGAATATAATTCTAATGAAGTTTTATTGAAATGTATAGATAAACTAAAATCTATATTTGCAATTAATCGTTGGCAAATTAATCAGCCTATTGTACTTTCTAAAATTTACACTGAATTAGATAGAGTAGAAGGTGTTCAGTCCGTACCTTCAATTAAAATAGCTAACTTATACGGTACTGCAGGAGGATATTCAACTAATGTATATGACTTGGCAGCTGCTACAAAAAACGGAGTAGTTTATCCTTCGCTAGACCCTTCTATATTTGAAGTTAAATATCTAAATAATGATATTGTCGGAAAAGTTGTTTCTTTATAATAAAAAAATAAAACATGATTTGGTCATTAATTCCATTACAAGACACTACTATATATGAATCAGACCCGTACAGAAATGCGGGCCTAGATCAAATTTTAGAACTTCGAAAAGACGGGGATAGCTCTGCTGCTGATTTAACAGAGTCTAGAATTCTATTGAAATTTGATATATCGGGCTTATCTAAT